GCGGCGCGCGTCGAGCGCACCATCAACGCGTGGAACGCGGGCATCATGACGCGCAACGAGGCGCGCAAGGCGCTGGCGCTGCCGATCGATGATGCCGGCGACGTGTATGCGCTGCCGACGAGCGTGCAGCTGCTCGACGCGCAGCACAGCCCGGTCATCGGCATGCCGACGCTGGCGCCGACGCCCGCCGCGGCACCGGCGGACGACACGCCAGTCGAGACGCGCGCGCTGAAGGCGCCGGCGCGCTCGCCGCATCCGGTGGCCGACTACGTGCCACCGCCGATCGACGACGTGGCCGAGTCGATGTTCCGGCGGCTGCGCCGCTACGTCAACGATCAGTACCGCACGGCAGCGCAGGAGATCGACGCGATCGCCGAGCGCCGCGCTGCCGAGGAGCAGGCGCGCAACGTATGAGCGACGACTACACGCCACCGACGCCGGCGCAGGTCGAGACCGTGGTCGGCGCGCTCGACGACGGCACGGAGATCAGCATCATCATGCGGGCGTTCTACCCGCTGCTGCTCGAGCGCGCCTGGGAGCGCGCCGGGGAGCAGGTGCAGCTGGGCACGGCGTTCGACCTGCGCAACCCGCGCGTGCAGGAGACGATCGCCGGACTGGCGCAGAAGGTGCGCCGCGTGGCCGACACGACGCGCGACGACGTGCGGCGCGTGATGGCGCTCGTCGATGCCGAGGGCATCAGCTACAACCAAGCGGCGCAGCTGCTGCGCGGCGTGACCGAGACGCTGCCCGACGGCACGACGGTGCGGCCGTTCGATGCGCCGTACCGCGCCTTCATGGTCGCGGTGACGGAGGCGGCGTACGCGTACAGCCGCGGCCAGGTGCTGGCGTGGCAGGAGAGCGGGGACATCGACCGGATGCAGTGGGTCGCGGAGACGACGGCCTGCCCCGAGTGCAACGCGCTGAACGGGCGCATCGTCGCGCTCGGTTCGCCATTCGAGAACGGCATTGAGGTGCCGGCGCATCCCAACTGTCGGTGTACGCTCAGCCCGGTGCTGAGCGATGGGCTGTAGTGTATACTGTCACGCAGCAGGAGGTGCGACATGGCATGGGTCATCGGCGCAGACACGGATCTGCCACTGAACGAGACGCTGCGCTGGGACGGCCCGGGCGCGGCGCGGCGCGTCTTCGAGCTGGCCATGTTCGACAGCGACGAGCCCGACTACGAGCTGGCGCGGCGGGCGTTCCTCGTGTACGACGACGAGCGGCCCGAGCTGCGCGGCAGCTATAAGCTCGGCATCGCCGACGTGATCGACGGCGAGCTGTACGTGCTGTCGAGCGGCCTGCGCGCCGCGGCGTCGCGCCTGCCACAGACCGCCGACCTGGACGAGGACATCGTCAACGAGGCGCGGGCCATCATCGACTACTACGTGGCCGAGATGGACGACGAGGACGACGACGACGAGGATCGGCGCAAGGTCGCGCCGCCCGTGCCCGAGACGAAGGTCGACGCGCCGGCTTGGCTGCGCGCGAACGCGCGGCGGGGCCTCGAGTGGCACCGCGACGGCCTGTCGGGCGACGGCGTGGTCGAGCGCACGATCCGCGAGGCGCGGCAGATGGCCGACGGGTTCGTGAGCGAGGACAAGGCCGTCCGGATGGCGGCGTGGTTCGCGCGGCACATGGCCGACCTCGACGCGCCGGCGGCGAACCCGGACCACGAGGACTACCCGTCGCCGGGCGTCGTCGCGCACGCGCTGTGGGGCGGTGGCACGCGGCGCCAGTCGGAGCGGGCGCAGCGCTGGGCGGAGGAGCAGGTGGCCAGCATGGAACGATCGCAGCGGTCCCACGCGTCGCGCCACGAGCGCAAGGCGGGCTTCCTGATGCCGTCGTCGATCAATGATCGCACGGTGACTGGCATCTTCTCGGTGTTCGGCAACATGGACAGCTACGCCGACATCATCCACAACGGCGCGTTCTCGAAGACGCTGTCGGAGCGTGCCGGGCGCGTGCTGCATCTGTGGCAGCACGACATGGACGCGCCGCCGATCGCGCTGATCGACTCGATCCGCGAGGTGCCGCGCCAGGCGCTGCCGGCGGAGGTGCTGATGCGCGCCCCGACGGCGACGGGCGGCGCCGAGGTGACGCGGACGTACCTCGACACGCCGCGCGCCAACGAGGTGCTGACGGCGATCCGCAGCGGCGCGCCGCTCGAGATGAGCTTCGCCTTCGACGCCGTGCGGTTCGACTTCGAGGAGAACGCCAGCAGCCCGCTGGGCGTGATCCGCAACCTGCGCGAGCTGAAGCTCTACGAGACCAGCGACGTCAACTGGGGCGCGAACAGCGCCACGGTTGCGGCGAAGGCGCGGAGCACGACGATGCCGCTGGGCACACTGCTGCACGCGCTGCGGGCGGCGATGAAGGCCGGGGCACGGCACTCGACGCGCGACACACAGCTTATCAACCAGATCGCCGAGGCGGCGATCGAGCTCGGCGCCACCAGTGTGCGCCTGATCAATCAGCCTGACCCCGACGAGGAGCGCGCCGCGCGTGTCGCACCCGCTCTGCCGGTGGATGGTCGAGAACGCCAACTGCGGGTAGCAGCGGCGGCACTGGCGCTGCTGCGGAGTGGGAGAACCTCATGAACACCCAGAGCCTGTACAACGAGGCGACGGAGCTCTACGGCCGCGCGCGATCGCTGCTGGAGAACCCGAAGGGGCTGAGCGCGGATGACTCGGCCCAGTACGACCGCATCATGGAGCAGTTCGACGCCAAGATGGCCGACGCCAAGCGCCTCGAGCGCGATGCGGCGGCAGCGTCGGCGATGGCCCAGCTGAGCGCGCCGCAGCAGCGCCTCGGCATCGGCGGCGCCGCGTCGGGCAGCGACGTGGAGCAGCGCCAGCTGCAGCTCGTGCGCAACTGGTTCAAGGGCGGCATGCTGAGCGCCGCCGAGCGCAAGGACCTGTCGGCGGGCGTCGATGCGCAGGGCGGCTACCTCGTCGCTCCGGCGGTGCTGGCCAACGGCATCATCAAGTTCATCGACGACGAGGTGTTTCTGCGCCGTCTGGCAACGGTGATCCCGATGGACGTCGGCACCGAGCTGATCGCCCCGACGTGGGACGCCGATCCGGCTGACGCCGACTGGCTCACCGAGGTGGCGAGCGTGACCACCGACACGGCGATGCGCACCGGCCTCCGCACGCTGCGGCCCACGCGGCTCAGCAAGGAAGTCAAGATCAGCCGCACGCTGGTGAACCAGTCGCGCGTCAACATCGAGCAGTGGGTGCAGGCCCGGCTCGCCTACAAGTTCGGCATCACCGAGGAGAAGGCGTTCCTGACCGGCACCGGGGCCAGCGGCCAGCCGCTCGGCGTGTTCACCGCGTCGGTGCAGGGCATCCCGACCTCGCGTGACACCACGGCGTCGGCGAGTACGTCGTTCACCGCGGACAACATCCTTGACACCAAGCACGCGCTGAAGGCGGCCTACTGGTCGCGCCCGGCGACGCGCTGGGTGATGCACCGCGACACCATCGCGCGGATCCGCAAGCTGAAGGACGGCTCGGGCAACTACCTGTGGTCGCCGGGGCTTGGACCGGGCGGTGGCATCACGCAGGGCCTGCCGGCGACCATCGCGGACGTGCCGTACCTGGTCAGCGAGTACGCGCCGAACACCTACACCGCCGGCCTGTATGTCGCCATCATCGGTGACTTCTCGTACTACTACATCGCCGAGACGGGGCGCTACGAGCTGCAGGTGCTCGCCGAGCTCTACGCCAGCACCGATCAGATCGGCTACATCGGTCGCACGTACGTCGACGGGCAGCCCGTGCTCGCCGAGGCATTCCAGCGCCTGAAGCTGGCCTGAGGAGGAACCCATGGCACACATCGGGCAGCTCAACGAGAACGTCGAGGTCGCGTACGTCGGCGCGGCGATCTCCAACGCGAACAACACCGACAGCAACTCGACCCGGCTGGACATGCAGGGCTGGGACGGCGTCCTGTTCGTCACCACGATCACCGACAGCGCAGCGACGGGCGTCGCGACGCTGAAGGTCGAGCAGAACACCGCGGACAGCGACACCGGCATGGCGCTGATCACCGGCGCATCGGCGGCGGTCACCTGCGCGGTGAACGACGACATCAACGGCAAGATCCTGATCGTCGATGTGCGCGAGCCGCGCCAGCGGTACGTGCAGGCGGTGCGCACCAGCGCCACGGCCAACATCGCGTTCGGGGAGGTCATCGCGATCCGGTACGGCCCGCGCCTGGCCCCGGCGGCGCTCTCGAGCACGGCGGCGGCGGCGGCTGAGGTCGTCAGCGGCGCGTAAGGAGGACTACGATGACCTACAACAGCTCCAACTACCAGGAGCAGGGCGGGGAGTCGTGGGTCGTCGGTGGCAGCCAGACGGTGAGTGGTACGCTCACCGTCTCCGGCACACTGGCGGCCAGCGGCGCGACGCTCAACGGACTGATCCGCGTCGACAAGGTCGCGCTGGCGGCCGTCGACACCGCGGGCGGCGTCTTCGCGTGGGCGAACCCGGCGGGCGCGGCGATCATCGTGCACTCGGTGATCCTCGACGTGACGACGTTCACCACCGGCGCATGCACCATCGATGTCGGCGTCGCGGCGAACGCCACCACGCTGAACGACACGCTGCTTGACGGGCAGTCGCTGGCCACGGCGGCGAAGGTGCTGAACAGCGCCACCAACGCCGGCACCAACGGCTCGATGTCACGCAAGGTCACGTCGACGCAGTTCGTCACCGGCTCGGTGGCCAGCGGCGCATCGGCGGGGCTGGTCGGCAACGCGTACATCAGCTGGTCGCTGGTCTGACGGAGGGCGCCATGCCGATCACGGCGAA